ACCGACTTTGGACGCAAGGTGCGAAACATCATCGACACCGAAGCCTACAGAAAGATCTTTCCAACTGTCTCTCTGGCCATCGACTCCAAGAGCGCAGGGCGGTGGAACACCAACGTGGGCGGCGAGTACTACGCCTGCGGCGTGGGCTCCGCCTTGGCCGGACGGGGTGCCGACCTTCTCCTGGTAGACGACCCGCACAACGAACAGGACATCATCAACGGTAACTTTGATGTGTTCGACAAGGCGTACGAGTGGTTTACCTATGGTGCACGTACCCGCTTGATGCCCGGTGGCCGTGTGGCCATCATCCAGACCCGGTGGCACTTGAGCGACCTCACGGGGCGCGTTACCAAGGACATGGCGCAGAACGCGGAGGCCGACCAGTACGAGGTGGTCGAGTTCCCGGCGGTGTTTGATGGCAAGGACGGCTCGCAGCGGGCGCTGTGGCCAGAGTTCTACGACATCCCCGCACTCATGCGGACCAAGGCGTCAATGCCACTGTTTCAGTGGAACGCCCAGTATCAGCAGAATCCGACAGCCGAGGAGGCATCGGTCGTCAAGCGGGAGTGGTGGAACGAGTGGATACAGGAAGACCCGCCCGAGTGCGAGTACGTGATCATGTCCCTGGACGCCGCAGCCGAGACAAACAACCGGGCCGACTACACGGCGCTGACAACCTGGGGGGTGTTCTTCAACGAGGAGGGCACCGGACCGGGGGCTAACACCTATAACATCATCCTGCTCAACTCTATAAAGAAGCGCCTGGAGTTCCCCGAACTCAAGAAACTTGCGCTGGAAGAATACAAAGAGTGGGAGCCCGATGCGTTCATCGTGGAGAAGAAGTCCTCGGGAACGGCGCTATATCAAGAGATGCGACGGATGGGCCTGCCGGTGCAGGAGTACACACCTCACCGGGGTAGCGGAGATAAGTTGGCACGTCTAAACTCCGTTGCAGACATTGTGCAGTCTGGGCTGTGCTGGGTTCCACAAACCCGGTGGGCCGAAGAAGTCGTGGAGGAGATCGCGGGATTTCCGTTTATGAGCAACGACGACTTGGTGGACTCCACAGTGATGGCTCTCATGCGGTTTCGTCAGGGCGGCTTCATTCGCTTGCCTACCGACGAGAAGGATGAGGTTCGCTACTTCAAAAGTCCGCGTAGGGCTGGGTATTACTGAGGATTCACATGGCTACAAACATCGACAAGGGCTTGATGCCTATCAGTCCAGAAGATCTTATGGGTATCCCCGGGGATGAGCCCGCGTTGGAGATCGAGATCGAGGATCCAGAGAGCGTGAGTATTCGCGCAGGCGACATAGAGATCGAACTGGAGCCCGGCGGTGAGTCCGACGAGGGTATCAAGGACTTTGATGCCAACCTTGCCGAGCACATGGATGAGGGCGCTCTGGAGTCGCTTGCTTCGGAGTTGATTGGCCTGATTGACGCCGACATCAGCAGTCGCAAGGACTGGTCGGACATGTACGTCAAGGGGTTGGAAGTCTTGGGGATGAAGTACGAAGAGCGTGCCGAGCCTTGGCTTGGTGCGTGTGGCGTGTACTCGCCCATCCTCACGGAAGCGGCCATCCGGTTCCAGTCGGAGATGATCACCGAGACATTCCCGGCTCAAGGTCCGGTCAAGACCCAGATTATTGGTGAGGTCACCCGTGAGAATGAGGATGCTGCTGAGCGGGTTCGTGACGACATGAACTACCGGCTAACCGACGAGATGATCGAGTACCGGCCTGAGCACGAGCGCATGCTCTATAACTTGGGCCTCTCGGGTGCAGCGTTCAAGAAGGTGTACTACGACCCGACGATGGGTCGGCAGACTGCTCCGTTCATACCGGCAGAAGACATCATCATGCCGTACGGTGCACCCAACGTGTACAAGGCCGAGCGTGTGGCTCACGTCATGCGCAAGACTGAGAATGACTTGAAGAGGCTGATGGCCGCAGGGTTCTACCGGGAGGTAGAACTGGGCGAGCCGGTGCGAATCTTCACCGACATCGAGAAGAAGAAAGCCGAGGAGGGCGGCTATACCCTGACAGACGATGACCGGTACCAAGTGCTGGAAGTGCACGTGGACTGGTTGATTGAGAGTGACCCCCTCAAGAGCGAAGATGAGTTGGCGCTTCCGTATGTGATCACGGTGGACCGAGGCTCATCAAAAGTCCTAGCAATCCGCCGTAACTGGGAGGAAGGCGATGAGCGATACCTCAAGCGACAGCACTTCGTTCAGTACACTTATATCCCTGGCTTTGGTGCTTACGGCCTTGGCTACATTCATATTATTGGTGGTTATGCTCGTGCAGGGACCGCGATTATTCGCCAGTTGGTTGACGCAGGCACGCTCAGTAACCTCCCTGGAGGTCTCAAAACCAGAGGGCTCCGAGTCAAGGGTGACGACACCCCCATCGCCCCCGGCGAGTTCCGCGATGTAGATGTTCCGTCCGGGTCTATCCGCGACAACATCATGCACCTGCCCTACAAGGAACCGAGTCAGGTTCTGGCAGGGTTGCTAGAGAAGATTACCGAAGACGGGCGTCGTCTGGCGGCTATTGCTGATCTGAAGGTCAGCGACATGTCAGCGCAAGCCCCGGTGGGCACCACACTGGCCATTCTTGAACGTCAGTTGAAAACCATGTCTGCTGTTCAGGCGCGGGTACACGCAAGCCTGAAGATGGAGTTCCGTCTGCTCAAGCAGATCATCCGGGACTACATGCCGTCGGATTATTCCTACGTCCCCGTAGGAGGAGACCGCGCAGCCAAGCAGACTGACTACGACATGGTGGAGGTCATCCCGGTGTCGGATCCCAATGCGTCCACGATGGCGCAGCGGATCATGCAGTACCAAGCCGCTCTCCAGTTGGCTCAAGGTGCGCCGCAGATTTACGACCTGCCTCAGTTGCATCGTCAGATGCTGGAGGTCTTGGGCGTGAAGAACGCCGAGAAGTTGGTGCCGGTTGAAGAAGACCAGAAGCCTCGTGATCCGATCAGCGAGAACATGAGTTTCCTCACGGGCAAGCCCACCAAAGCGTTTATCTATCAGGATCATCAGGCCCACATTGCCACCCACATGTCGCTGCTCCAAGACCCGATGGTGGCTCAGATGATCGGGCAGTCCCCGATGGCCCAACAGATGGGCGCAGCCATCATGGCCCACGTCGCAGAGCACATGGCGTTTGCTTATCGTCAGCAGATCGAGGAGCAACTTGGCGTGCAGATGACGCCACCCGATGCAGAGTTGGACGAGGATACGGAAGTGCAGATTTCTCGTCTGGTGGCCCAGGCAGCACAACAACTGCTCCAGAGCAACGTCCAGAAGGCACAGCAGGCTCAGGCTCAACAGATGGCCCAGAACCCGCAGTTGCAGATGGCGCAACAGGAACTTGCCCTCAAGGCAGAAGAACTCAAGCGCAAGGAAGCCGACAGTCAGCGCGACTTCCAGATTGCGCAGGAGAAGATCCGTTTGGAGCGCGAGCGCATCGCCGTTGAGATGCAGAAGGAGCAGATGCGTCAGGCCAGTCAGGCCCGTCAGAACGACAAGCGTTTGCGTGCTGACATGATCAAGTCGGTGATGAAGCCTAAGCAAGTACCAAAACAGTGAGGTGAGATATGGCAACCACTGCGTTTTCCGTGGTATTGAAAGACATTGAGGACACTCGGGAAACCATCGCCCGAGCCCTTATAGATGGTGCGGCTCGGGACTATGCCGAGTACCGCAGTATGTGTGGTGAGGTCCGGGGTCTCTCTACCGCACACATGTTTATCACCGACCTCGTGCGAAAGATGGAGCAATCTGAAGATGAGTGAAATCCTCCTGAGTACCGGAGAAGATGCAGTGCCGACCACCTTGCCCGAGACGGCAGAGGAAAAGGCCAAGCAACTTCCCGATCCCGCAACCTACCACCTGCTCTGTGCGCTACCAGAGATCGAGAGGGAGTATGAGAGTGGGATTGTCAAGTCAGGGCAGACCATGCACTTTGAAGAAGTCATGTCCCCTGTACTGTTTGTGATGAAGATGGGGCCGGACGCATACGCGGATAAAACCCGTTTCCCCAGTGGACCCTCGTGTAAACCGGGCGACTTTGTCCTGGTGCGCCCCAACACGGGCACCCGCGTGAAGATTCACGGCAGGGAGTTCCGCATCATCAACGACGACAGCGTGGAAGCCGTGGTGCAAGACCCGCGTGGCATCTCACGTGCATAAGGAGGTAAATCATGCCGCTTGACCAAGAAGCATTTAAGTTCCCGGACGAAAAAGCCGAGGAAAAGAAGCAAGACGAAGTTCAGTTTGAGGTAGAGGGCGAAGGCGAGCCTGAAGTTGAGGTTGTAGACGACACGCCGGAGGCAGACCGGGACCGCCCACCCATGAAAGAGCCTCCCGCAGAGGTAACTGATGAAGAGTTGGCCCAGTATTCAGAAGGGGTCAAGAAGCGGATTCAGCATTTTTCTAAGGGTTATCACGAAGAGCGCCGGGCAAAAGAGGCTGCTTTCCGTGAGCGGGAAGAGGCTGTGCGCCTTGCTCAGCAACTCATGGAGGAGAACAAGAAACTCCAGAGTTCCCAGGGCCAAACCCAACAAGTACTGCTTGAGCAGGCCAAAAAGGTTGTCGAAAACGAACTTACCGACGCCAAGCGTAGGCTCAAGGAAGCCTATGAGGCGGGCGATTCCGACAAGATGCTAGAGGCGCAGGAGGCGTTAACCGCTGCCAAGATTAGGGCAGATCGGGTAAACAATTTTAAGCCTGCCCCTTTACAAGAAGAAAAACCTGCGGTACAACCCGCACCACAACCAGTTCAGCAAGAGCCGGTTCGCGTCGATCCCAAAGCCTCTGCGTGGCAAGAAGCCAATCCGTGGTTTGGTACAGACGACGAAATGACCGCCCTTGCACTGACGGTTCATCGAAAACTTGTGGAAAGTGGGGTAAGTCCAAACAGCGATGAATACTACGACCGCATCAATAACCGGATGCGGCAGGTCTTTCCAGATGCGTTCCCCTCTGAGAAGCCGGTAAAGAAGTCGTCTGTCGTGGCACCTGCGACCCGAAGCACAGCGCCCAAAAAGATCGTGCTGACCAAGTCCCAAGTAAACATCGCCAAGCGGCTCGGACTGACCAATGAGCAGTACGCCCGTGCGGTTGCGGAAGAAATGAGGAAACAAAATGGCTGAGAACCGAATCCCCCGTGATCTGGATACCCGCGCAAAGATGGAGCGTCCCAAGCAGTGGATGCCGCCTGAATTGCTGCCGAGCCCCAACCCCGAGGATGGTTACGAGTTCCGCTGGATCCGTATCAGCACGCTTGGTACTGCTGATCCTGGCCATATTTCCGCAAAACTCCGCGAAGGTTGGGAGCCTGTAAAAGCCTCTGAGCATCCCGAAATCCAGATCATGGCAACTGGGGACAAGCCCCGGTTCCCAGACAGTATCGAGATCGGTGGACTCTTGCTTTGCAAAACACCCAAAGAGTTTGTTGACCAACGCAATGGGTACTATCAGCGCCAAACTGATGGTCAGATGCAGTCGGTTGACAACGCCTTCATGCGCGAGAACGATCCACGGATGCCCGTCTTCAAGGAGCGGCGCTCTGAGGTGAAGTTCGGACGCGGTTAAATCATCTTAGGAGTCCAACATGGCTTACCCCTCTGTTGACGCCGCATACGGTTTCAAGCCGATCAATGAACTGAACGGCCTACCCTATGCGGGCGCAATCCGCCAGATTCCGATTGCTCGGAACTATGGCACCGCCATTTTCAATGGCGATCTCGTGGAGTTCATTGCGAACGGCACGATCACTCTGACATCCATGACCACGTCTACCACCACTTCTGTTGTGGATGGTCAGATTGGCGTGTTTGTCGGCTGCTCGTACACCAACCCCTCGACGGGTCAGAAGTTATTTGCCCAGTACTACCCCGGTAGTATCCTGGCAAACGACATCGTGGCCTATGTGGTGGATGATGATCGCGCAGTGTTCAAGGCAGTGATGATTGGTCAGCCCTCTGCTGGCGTTAGCAACACTGCTACGACCGTTGGCTATGCCGCGCAAAGTTTCGTTGGCAACAACGTTCTGTGCGTGACCGGCACCGCTGGCAGCACCACCACCGGCAACTCCGCAATGGGCGTGTCGGGCTCGGCTCCCTCCAATGGCACCGGTAACGTTGCCATCACGGGCGCTCGTCCCTTCCGCGTTGTGGGCGTTGTGCCCGAGACTGCTGTGACCCTCACGGGAACCGGCAGCACCTCTGGTTCTTCGACCACGGTGACGCTGACCGCCGCTGTGACTGGCCTGCAAGCCGGTATGCAGTTGATCTGCGCCACGGGCACTGGCTCTCTGGCCGGTAACTTCATCACGGTGACGAACGTGAACACGACGACCCTTACGGTGTCGAGCGCGATCACGCTGGCCGCTGATTCTGCTCTGACCTTCGTGGGTTACCCCGAGGTGTTGGTTAAGTGGAACCAGGGTTACCACTCGTACCAGAACTCCACCGGCATTTAAGGAGTAATTCAAAATGGCAATTTCTCGTGCCCAACTACTGAAGGAACTCCTGCCGGGTCTTAATGCCCTGTTTGGCATGGAGTACAAGCGTTACGGCGAAGAACACAAGGAAATCTACGAAACCGAGACTTCCGA